CTATGACGGCCAATGTCCATCCTTTTTATAGTTAATATCTAGCAGGTCAGGGTTGTTTAGCAGGGTGTTGCAGGCGCTTCTGTGTGCTTCAATGCATTGCTTGCATGACTCTGTCTCTTCCGGTGTGTAGATGCCCAGTGCGGCGTTGATTTGTCCTACCTCGTTCCAGTGCCGAGCTATGCGTCGAGAGCACTCCTTTCGGACCTTCTCTTTAGCAACTTTTAAATCGTGGTTGCGTTGGTTATTAACGGCTTCTATTTGCTCTTCGTCCATGCCTATTTGCTGCATGTAACTGATGCTGAAGTCGCTGTGTGTTTGTCCTTTAAATATATAGGTGTACATGGTTTAACCCTCTCGTTTGAACGTAACAGAGCCTAAGACTTTGTTTCTGATGCGGTATGAGTCGGCGTATTGTGCGTGGCCTATCCAGCTTACAATGCGCCTTTTTATATAGTCGTGGTCGATGTCTCCGACGGCGTAAAGGCGCGCCATCTTCTTCATCTTTTTATTCATTCGTTTAACGGAATCTTTGCGTATTCGCTTATGAGTTGGCCATGTTCTATAGCCGAGAAAATCGAGTGCTCGGCCGTTATTTTGGCTGACCGGAAATATCTGCGTTTTATTATTTAAGCGCAGTTTTAAAACATTATTTAAAAACTCAGTAATAGTATTTAAAGCGGCTTTTAAATAGCTTTTATCGTGGTGAATAATGACAAAGTCATCCATGTAGCGAATATACCGGTGGATGCGTAATTTGTGCTTAACCATAGCGTCCAGCTCGTGCAAATAAACATTAGCCCATAGCTGGCTCGTGAGGTTTCCGATTGGCAGTCCTTCCGGCCATGAGCTCATGATGTTTTTGCAAAGGTCTAGTGTTCGCTGGCAAGCTATTTTGCGGCTTAATATACCGGTTAGCACCTGCTGGTTAATCGATGCAAAGTACTTGCTGACATCGGCTTTTAGGCAGTATGCGGTGCCATGCTGTCGCTGGACTTGGCGCAGCCATTGCTGTGCCTGAGTGCTGCCTTTGTGCATGCCTCGACCGGGGCGACAGGCGTAGCTGTGATGAATGAAGCGGCGCTCCCAAATCGGCTCTATCACACTAATAAGCGCGTGTTGAGTTACGCGGTCGCGGAACGGTAATGCGGCCACCAGTCGGTGCTTGGGTTCGTGTACGTAGAATTTTCGGTATTGGCCGGTGCTGTAGGTCTCGTTTATCAGGTGCTCCTGAAGGCGGATTAGGTTGCCTTCCAGGTCTCGCTCAAAGCGCAGCACTTCGGTGCGTTCACGCTTCCCGAGGCGCGCTTTTAAGTAGGCGTTATGTAAGTTTTCGAGTTCGTAAATGCTCGGGTAAAGGTTCTTGTATGTCTTCACTTCAAATCCTTTTGACTGCTTAGGGCGGCAGTCGAAAGCGCTCGGTGCGCCTACTAGCCTACGGCTGCCTGTATATGTTTCACCTTGTGGGTGAGGACTAAGCGCCCTTTTAATAGATGCGCTGTCAGCGAAGCCGTGGCCGCGCTGCTTCGGGCAATCATTAAGAGCGGGGCGAAACCCGATATTGCTGTTCGTGTTCGAACGCTCGTTGTTCAAGTTGCGAGCGGCGAGACCGGCATTGGAGCCATTGTTCCAGTTGCCGCCACGATACGGGAGCCGTTGTAGCACTTAGCCCTTTTCCTTTTTAAGCCAGCTTCCGATGAAGCGGCCAATCTCTGCCAGATGACGACTCCAAACCTCGTATTTCTTGAATGGAAGATGCCCGAGATCTTTGGCTAGTCGTACTAGTCTGCGGGTTAACTCAAGCTCTGCGTCAGCATCCTGTAGCGTTGTTTTTTTGTGGTAGCGCTTTGATACAACAATCATCAACCGCAGCAGTCGAAACATGCTCTGGCGGATTTCAGCGCTCAACACATGCCGCTCCGATTTCGGGAAGTGAGCGAGTGCTTTATATCCGTATTTTGTCATCTCTTCGATGCGTTGAATGACGATTAAATCTTGTTGTACGTGCATTTTAAAACCACTTAAAAGTAATGCTGCGCTATCGCGCAGCTAACAGGAAACCAAGCGCAAGAACTCATGCAACAAAAGCGGGGCGAAACCCGATACTGCTGCCCGTGCTCGAACGCTCGTAGTTCAAGCCGCGAGCGGCGAGACCGGCATTGGAGCCACTGCTCCAGCCGCCGCCACGAAACGGGAGCCGTTCGCCTCCCGTTCGGGCGTATAGACGGCCTTGCGGAATGATGCCGGCAGGTGAGAATAGCAGGCGTTGCAGTAGCTGTGATTCGCTGTAGCCAGATTCTTTTGATAGCGCGCCCCAGTCGGTGCTGAGTCCGTCCTCATTCGATACGCCTGGGCTGTTCTTCAGTGTGAGGTTCCCGCTCTCGTTGGACAGGTAATGCCCCTGCGGCACCCAGTTGATTTCGTCCTCCTCAAAGTTGTTGTCAGTGGTGCAGTAAACGCGGCCATCGACTAGCTTAAGTTGGTCACTCCACTCCCATATATTGCCGGTCAGGTCAGCAATGCCGAAAGGAGAGTTGTCGTGACGCCATGCTTCTGGCCCCGAGCCTGTCAGTATCGCACCATTGCCGGATGAGTCACCGGCAATGCCTCCGTCATTCCGGCGAGCAATCTCGTGGGTCGCGTCGTGAGCGCGTCCGTAGTTGGTATTGCCGCGAGGCTCAAATCCGTTTGCCATGCACCAGAGTGCTATCGCTGCCCACTCGTGCTCTGACATTAAATGCCAGCCCTGGCCGTTCGCCTGGCACCATGATTTCGCTGTATCAAAATCAACCGATGTTCGTGGGTCGAGACCGGGCAATGATACGACCTGGCTGTTGTGTAAGTGCGCCTGGAATGCGCCGATGAACACCTCGGATTTTTCCACGCCGTTGACCATAAATGCGGTCGCAACACCGGTGCCGAACGGGTCGCCGGCAAAGCCCAAGTCTTCATATCTGAACTTGTAGATAGGCACCATTACGGAGGGGTCGCCGTTGGCGTTGTAAAGAACCGTGTTTTTCCCTTGGGTTGACAGTTCAACCTGCTTGCGCAGCGTGTCAGGGATGAACGACAAGCCGCCCGGAATTGATATTGACTTGATGACATTGCCGGTGGTGCCCAGGCGCTTATTAAGCTCTGTGGTATCTGGCAGATTGTCAGGTTCGGTACCGACATCCCGAGTTGCGGCGCCCTTTAAGTAGCCTTTGTTGACCGCGTCCTCGTTGGCGTTTGGGGTGGTGGTTTTTAATCGGCCACTACTATCGCGTTTACCAATTGAGTCGGCTGTCGGGCTAACTGACTGACTACCGAATAGCAGCTCGGACGCCTCTATGAGTTGCTTCGCTTGCTCGCTCAGTGCCAGGATTGCGCCGGGGTGTAAAACGCCCTTAGCGACTTTCCCTGTTGCTGAGCCTGCGTCCCAGTTTTCAATGGTCTCGATAGTGTCTATACCGCCATCAGTGGTGTAGGTGCGCTTCACTTCGAGAACGTGTCCATCAATATGCAGCGTTGCGCCGGGCTTTAAGGCGGCAATATCATCGCCTGCCTGTACTGTTATGAATCGGTTGCCGTTAGTTACGGTAACGCTGGTTGCTCTCCATAGGATACTCATGCTTCCTCCGTAATGAGCGATAAGCTCTGTGAGCCGTTGGGTTGTAATGGGGTGTTGTGCTGAACCTCAAGCCGGTAGGTTCGGTTGCTGGCTGTTTGCAGGTTGTCTGTATAGGTGAATGAGCCGCTCAGTTGCCAGACCTCGATGAACTCGGGGCCTTCGTCATGGCACTGGTAGCTGCCGCTCACGTTTTGAGTGGCGACAAGAATATCGCCACCTGCCGTTTCTCTGTAGAGTCGCAGGGTGCCGGAAGGGTTTGCGGGTGCCGGATATGGGCAGTTGCCCGCCACTAAGCCAGAGCTTCTGGATGCGTTTACTGAGCATTTAATTTCGATTAAACCGCCGTTAGAGCCAAACGGTCCAACCGTTACGTCTGTGTTTCCGAGTTGGGTTGATTGCACTGCATTTCTCAGTGTGCCGGCAGTGATTGAGCCGCCGAAGTATTGGTCACCGTCGGCGCTAAAGTAAGCGATGGCATTTGCCTTGGTGAGTCCGTCAAACTTAACGCTTTTATTTGACTCATTGAATGTGTAGCTGTTTCTGGGGCCGCGCCACTCCAATAGGCTGTTGGGCCCAAACGGAGTGGATGTTTTCACTTCCATATAGTTAGGGCCGACCAGGTGGAGCTCGCCAGACTTTATAACTGGAGAGTTCAATTCGGTGCCTGCGACCAGCCGGTCCCCGGCAATCGTTCCTGTGGCCACCATACTGCCGTTAATCAGTAAGGCGACAGACTGCCAGCCTGAGTTGTCTGGGCGGCGCTGGCGAGCGTCTGAGTCCGAGCCGTCGGTCAGGGTTTGCACAAGAATGTCGCCTGCGATTGGGTCGCGGCCAGCAACCTCCTGGAATCGGGCGTATCCCTGGTTCCAGTTGATAGTGTCCCAACGACCACCAAAAAAGCCGGGGCCGGTTGCGCCATCTGAGCCTTGTTGTCCTTCCGGTCCTTGAGGGCCTTGAGGTCCCTGTGGGCCTTCTGGCCCTTGCTCTCCATCCTGAGGGATGCGGCCAATCAGCGCGCCTAACGTTGGTTCGTTGCCGTTGACCTCTTCGAAGCGCGGGCGGCCAAACTGAGCTTTGTGGTTCGGATTGGTGACGTAATAACGGTAAACACGTTGCCGCTGGGTGCCGCCGCCGGCGTTTTTAAACTCCGTGATGCTCGTGATTTTTTCACCCGTTTCCGGGTCGTAAATGCCGGACAGGTCAGAGCCGTTACCGTTGTATCCTTGCGGGTGAATAATGCCAATAACCAGGTACCATTTATCCAACTGCGGCAGATTGCCGCTCCAGTGGTATGGGTTGCCGTTACTGGTGCCATCCAGGTTCTTTGTGTTTGACTGTGAGCACCCCAGGTACAAGCGCTGGTTGTTGCCGCCGGTTTGCTTCATCCAGACGGTGTTGCGGTAGGTCTTATCGGGATCGATATTTACATCGATATTCCAGCCGCCATCGCCATTATCATTACCGTTGGCTGTCGTCCAGATGGCCTCAACCGCTCCCAGTGGACCGGTCTGGTATTCAACCGCGTTTTCATCGTCCGAGCCGTTTTTGCTGAACGGCCCCTGCGAGCCACTTGTTCCTGGCGTCCAATGCGCTGACGGCCTGATGAGGTTGTTGTCCGTGATGCGCTGGTAATCTTCCGGCGTGCTTACCTGAGTGCCGCCGATAACCATATTGCCGGCAAATAACCAGGTCTTGTCTTCAGTGCTGTAGTACATCTGCGGAACGCCATCAGTATTGGCGAATTCGTAGATGTCGCCCTGGACGCTGATAGCGTTGGTTACGCCTCCAATGGTAATGCCTGTCATTACTGCGCGGCCGTCCTGGACTTGCTCGACTCCAATGTAAGCCCTAGCCTCAAACGCTTCCATCTGCTCGTTATACTGGCTGTTGAGTGAGATTTGCGCCTGCGCAAAATTCTCCGATGAGCCGACGCGTGAAGACAATATCTGAAGCGCCCGGGCATAGCCGTGAATATCGGTCTCCGCCTGAGAAATTCGTGACGACTGCGCCTCGATTTGCTCGCCGGCTTGCTGGGTAAAGCTGTTCAGTTGGTCAATGCTTTTCGCCAGCGAGCCTTCTTCCGATACGTCGATTTGCAGCTGATTTAGGGCTAACGCAAAGCGGGCGTCTTTGTCGAGCTCACCCAATCGAACAAGACCGCCATCAAGCGTGTTTTTGAGCTCTTCTATTGCTGCCTCATCGGCTATCTCTCTTGCCATTGAAATACCGAAAGCCTGCGTTCTAATCGTGCCGTCCGGGTCAAAGGTCTGCTCTAGGTTGGTAAGCTTCTGGTCGATGACGTTATCCCGCTCGTTAAGCTCTTCATTTAGGCTGCTGACAAAGGATGTGAATGTGCCTTCTGCGCCATCCAGGAATATAGCGGCCTCATTGGCTTTATTGATGACGCCGTTCTCATCCACAGACTGATAGACCGCTTTGATGCTCGCATAGCTGTCGAGGCCGTCCAGCACGCTTTCCACATTTGACCGGGTTACTGCGTTTTCTTCGTATGTAGTGACCGTTACGCGGTCTTGAATCTGACCTTCGAGCGCGGATATTTGTGAACTGGCTTCAGTGACCTGTGCCTGGATATTGGTTAAATCCTGGAGTGCGGCGTCTGATTTGCCGATGTTCAGAGAGGTTAACTCGAACTCATCAGCGGTTGTTTGGCCAAGCGTTATCCGTAGGCCTTTGATGTTGCCGTGGTAGCTCTCCAGTGCTGTGAAGTCGACAATGCGAATAACATCAGAGCCTGTTGAGGCTATCGGCTCAATAATGCCCTGGTAAGTCTGTGTCGTGTCATCCGTGAATGTTGCCGTGATATTGCCCAGCCAGCCGTCGCCAGCCGTCCGCCGCACCTTCATTCTGATTACCGGAAATTCCGAGCCGTTGTAGCTAAGCGCTTGGTTCTCTATGTCACCCGTCGTTAGCAGGATTTTATTCACGCCAGGCGTGACGGTTCCGGTGACAGCACTCCATCCCTGGGCGCTGTCAAAGAAGTTAAATGCGTGTGCTGGCTCCAGCGCGGCAATTGAGTTCGATACAATGGCTGTCGCTTTTTGTTCAATCAGCCCTGGCACTAAAAGAATTTCTGAGTTTAGTGCTTCGACCTGCTCTTCAGCGTAACTGATGCGCTCGACCGCTGTTTCAATTTGACCGGCAACACCGTCGATATTTTGTTGTGCCTGGGTGAAGCGTTCATCGGTGTAAGCAAATGCCCGGCTGGTGATTTCGCCAGTTTCAGCGTTAACCTCAATGGCGGCATCAATTAGCTCCATTGAGTAGTCTATACGGCGGCGCATTTCATCGCGTGATGCAGCAGACTGTAAAATGCCGGACAAAATGGCGGCGTCTGATTCTTCCCGGGCAAACAACTCCGAGCCAAAGCGCACCTGCATTTCCTGTGCATTGGCGTTAACGAGCTGCTGCAAATCGGCATAATCTTCTTCAACGAAACGCTGAAAATCCGTTTCAACGGTACTTAAACGACTGGTGTACTGGTCAATAATGGGATCGACCTGCGATGTATCTTTTGTCGTCTGAGCCGTGGCAGATAGCCAGTCAGAGTTACCCAGCACATTCACCGTGCGCGCAAATACCTCGTGCTCGGTATCAGGCGTTAATCCGGGAATAACAATGCTGGCTCCACGACCGATGATGTTGTCAGTCGTGCCATAAGCAAATTCGAACATCGTGCCCAACCCGATACCGGCGAGCGTCGGCGCAAGGGTTATTTCCCAGTTGCCGGCAGTAACGCCCAGGCTTGTTGGTGGCGAGGGCACATTCAGTGTCAGCGATATAGTGGCCGGCACGGAGGTTCGGTTGTAGCGGTTACGGGCGTAGACCTCGATACTGTACTGGCCGGCATCGAGACCGTTAATGTCCTGCTTAAGCTGTACGCCGCTGCGCGCAATGACCGGGTACTCAACGACGTCATCACCATCTTTGCGCACGACAATGCGGTACTCGGTCACCGCCCGAGGCGTCGGGTGCGACCAGGTCACGTAACCCTGGCGGTGCGTCGATATTGAGTCAACGACAAAGCTTAGTGACTCCGGCGCGTCCGGGCGTGTAAAGTCCGGCAGGTTTGTGTTGGGTGTCAGATTGCCTTCAGAGGGCACCAGGCTGTCGCTGTAAAGCTCTGGTGACTCTTCTTCCAGTACAAGCTCTATCTTTTTGGATTTAACGTCAAAGCTCCAGTCGGTAACGACAAATTCTTTATCAATACCTTCGTTAGGCAGGTCAACGTGCACCGTTTTACCCGCCATGGCCAATAGGCCTTTTGCCTTACAAGGAAACTGAATGCGCATCCCCGCACGGTTGCGCTCAAGGTGGTATTTCATTAGGCGCTGGGCCATGGTAGACGAGTTGGTAAAGTTGAGCTGCAACTCGTTTTCGAGCTCCATGCCGTCACGCTCGACATAAATGCTGTTCGTTACGACTGGCGCATCAGTCGGCTGGTAACCTTTTTTCGGGTCTTGTAGTGATGCGCGTACCAGGTTGCAACGGTCTTTGAGCTCTCGGTGCGGCGTGATGACCACTTCACCGGCGGCATCGCTATCCGTGAGTGTCAACTCAGCCATGCCATGATAGCTTGCCGTATGAAGGTAGATTTTGCCGCCACGACGGTATGCTTTACCGCCACAAGAGCTTAAGACACGCTCAAGCACCTTGGGTGGTGACTGGTCGAACGTCCATGAGCCATTGCATGTAAAGCGCTTTTCTGACTGTTGCTCACCATCGCTGTCTGTGTAGCTGACCATTTCGTCGCAGACGTTCGCCTGATCCATAATGTGAGCAAGGTCGAACTTATTCAGACTAAGCTTGCGGAAGCCATGAAAGCGCTGGTAATCAAAGGCGCACAAGATGGCGTTATCAGACCACTCCCACGTTAGTTCATCATTGGCCCGGTGCGGCCCATCGCCGCCGGCGGTGGTGTCTTTACGTGGGTCGTAAACACGCTTCCCTTTGACCTTGAACGTGATGTTCTGAAGGCCTGAAGGCATTTCTTCCGGGTCAATTGGAATGGTAACGACCGCATACGAGCGGCCAAAGCCAACGTGGCTTTCTGTCCACCCGTCGCAGTACTGCAAGGCAGTTTGGTTGGCTTCTGTTTGGTCGCCCCGCATGATTTCTGCGGTGGTTCCGCTCGGCTTTGGCTTGCCGTTAATCTCGTAAAGCTCTGCTGACTCTATCTGATGGCCAGCCAAGGTCACGACGACAACATGCGCTTCTTTATCGCCCATTCGCCGCTTGCCATAGCCAATAATAGAGCCTGATACAACGCCTTCGCCGTAAATCCCCCGATGCGGTTGTAGCGGCTGAGTTGTTAGCGTTTGTGATTCATTGACTGATTCTTCAACGCCAGGCATTTCAGGTTGAAGTGAGTTTTGTAAGGCGATGGTGCCAGCGGCAACGGCTATCCCTATCGCCCAGGCGGTCGCGACCGCAACAGTACCAGCAACAGCAGCACCGGCGGCAACACCCGCAGCAACAGCAACAATAACCGGGGGCATTAGCTAAGACTCCATGACGCGATAACGGATTCGTGCGGCATTCCCTGCAAGCCGTCGTTTACGGTCAGCGCCCAGGGCTTGTGATAAAACACGCCGGCAACTTGTTGGCCGTCTGACTCAACAGCTACGATTGCACCGCGCATGAGCTTGCCATCCGGCTCACCCAGGCGCTGGGTCAAGAGCTCAACTACATTGGCCGCACCTAAGCTCTTCATGATGCGACGTGCACCAATAGCCGTTGTGTAATGACCACGAACGTCCTTGGCCACGTCCTTGCCACCCATCGCCAAAATGGCGTTGGCCGCAAACAAACAGCAGTCGTTTTCGCCCCATTTAAACGGCGTTTTACGGGTCTTTAAAAGGAAGTTGGCCAACTCGGTCGGCCAGTCATTTTTTCGTTTCATCGCTCGCTCAGTCTCCGTACTCGTTTGGGCGAAGCACCGCCGCCGGGTCTGCCGCCGCCAACTTGTTGTCCTGGCACGTCGCTGTCGATGCCTTTAGCCAGCTTCTCAACCTGATCGTAAATTTTGTCGCCCGGGTGAATGGCTTGTTGCGCCTCGTTGCTAATACGGGCGTTTTGCACCGGGTTGCTCCAGCGCTCATACCAGTCGGTCATTCGCAGCGTGGCGGTGAACGGTTTGCCTTTTTTCACCGACAGCCCACCATTGAAACCATCAAACAACAATGCACCGCCGGTGATGCGACGCTTGTCATCGAGGCCGACTAAATGCAGCCGGGCGGTTAGGCCGGTCGGGTCTTCATTGACGATGTCCGAGAACAACGTCAGGTCATCCAGAAGCAGTGATACTTCAAAACCGTTGGGCGACTTGCCGGCAGACTCTTTGAACTTGCCAATTTTTGCCAACTCGCCAACTCCCAAATACACCTGACCGTTATAAGTACGCTCACCCACGCCGGTGTGCGCTCGCACCCATCCGCTGGGGAACTCGATTTCAGCGAATACCAGTTGCCGTTTGGGGTCGGTGCTTAGCAGCACCTGCTCAATGCTCGGCTCCGTAAAGCGGCTCATCGTAACGCCTCCTGAAAATCCACCTGGATATTACGAAAGCCGGCTTTTGTGCCAGAGAAGGACGGTAGCTTGTCCGGCTCTTTTAGCATGGCGCGCACACGTGGCCGGTTGTGGATCAGAAAATCCCCATCCAGTGGCACCGTGATAATCTCCGGCTGAAAGTTCAGCGTGACAATGCCACTGCCATCACTGACCGCATCTTCAGTTAATTCATGCAGCCGGTTACCGAGTTGAAAGCGGTCACCCGCTTTGGCGACCGTTTGCGACGCTGCAAAGCCCCGGGCGGTTAATTGAACGCCGTATTGGTTCGACCCGTGCACAACCGGCGTGCCGTTCCAGCTGCCTTCGTTGCTGTGCGCGGTGTCTTCGATAAAGGTCACGCCACTATGGCCGCGCAGGGCCAACAAGTGAGCACGTAATCGACGCCCTTCCGCTTTGGTCATAAACGCCCAACGTAACGAAATGTGCCACTTGTCGCCGGGCTCTTCCCAGATTTCTTCGACCTGGTTATAAGGCGAGAGCATGGATTTAGTGGCAAAGCTTATGGTGAAGCCGCTGCGTGTTGGCTCAATGTCCGGGAATAGGTTCATGCCGCATTACTCCGTAGTCGCTGAGACAGCGGACCGTTGTTGGCAAAATCGTCGTACAGCTCTTGTTTCATTTGCTCCATCATCTCGTCCATAACGCCTTCTAAACGGTTCTCCACACCTTCGGCAGCGCCCCGGGCATCAATGGCAATTTGTGGCGAGAACTCAATGACCTGCGCGCCGCCACGACCGCCAGACATGCCGTCAACGCGGTTAACCAGGTGTTCGAAGTTATCGCGCTGACGCGGGTTAAGCACCATCTCGTCACGGCGCAGCATCCAGGTGCCTTCATTCGAAGCCGGCACACGTGAAATACCATCGTGAGCCTGTCCCTGGTAAGTCGTGCCTTTGATGGTGGTAAGCAGGCGACCACCTTCGGTCGCTGCGGTGGCCATCGCTGGTATATTTGTCGGCCAGGGCAGGGCAAACGCATTGGATATAGCCGTCGACAGGTTCAGAACGCCCTGGGCAATAGCAAAGCCTTTGCTGACCGCAAACATCGCTTTATAAGCTGCTGATTGTTCACCGCCGAAGGCTTTGGCAAGCCCCGCCATACCATCAAAGATTTGCTGGCCGGCATAGAGCTGAGTTTGCAGCTGCTTGCGCTGAAGCTCTTCGGTCTGCTTGTCGAACAACTGTTTGGCCGCAAGTTTTGCCCGTTCAACTTCCTGAGTTTTGGCGATTTCAAGCTGGCCGTACTGGTCAATTAACTCCAGACGCTTTTCGTATTCAGCCTGAAGCCGCTGCTCCGGGCTCATCAGGTCGTTTTCCATTGAGCCGGTCAGCGACGTGAATTGCTGCTCGGTTTTCTTGTCGGCCTGTTTTTGCTCTTCTTTTTGGCGCGCGGCATCGGCCAAGCGCGCTTCGTTTAGTAAGCGTTTCTCCAGTTCAGCATTGATGCCCTGAAGCTCGCCGTGTTCAATTTGGTAACGAACCCGGGCAAGCTCGGTGGTAATGTTGTGCACGTTCGCCTGCTCGCGCAGGTTGGCCAGATAGTCTTTAGCGGTCGACTGAAGCTCCTGACGCTCTTTTTCCGCGTCCAGCTCTTTGGCTTTCTCAATCAGCAACTGCTTGGTAGTGGCTTCGATTTCTTTTAACGCACCATGCTCCACTTCATAGCGAACCTTAGCCGCTTCTGACACCTGCCCCTGAAGTTGCTTTTGCTTCTCAAGGCTTTCCAGCATTTTTTGCGCCTGCTCCTGAACAGACTTAAGGCGCATTTTTTCTTTTTCTTGCTCAGCCTGGTTGTTGGATTCGCTCTTGTTGTCGATGACGGTGGAGCGCTCGCCCTGAGTTTCTTTTAGCTGTTTAATTTTTTTCTGAACTTCTTCAATGAGAAGTTCTAGGCTCTCAATCTCAGCTTTCTCATTAGCGTAAGTTTGACCAGGGTCGCCAGCAAAGACATTGAATGCCGTCATCTTATTGTTTTGCTCTAATGACTTTTTCTTTGCTACTAGCTCATCTAAGTGTGCGGAAAGTTTTTGCAACTCGGTGCCAGCGGCCTGCTGATCGGCTTTGAGCTGATCGACCGTTTTGGTTATGGCATCTGATAAGGTGTAAAGCGAGTCAGAGTATTCGAACGTGTCTTCAGCGGCTTCTTTAGCACGCCCGCCAAAGGTCATCAATGCCAGGCCGCCAGTAATAAGCAAGCCCGGCCAGCCACCTAGGATTCGTAAAACACCGCCACCAATACGTCCCAGCATCCCCATACGACCGGCAAGCGCTGCGGTCGCGGCTGCGTTAGCGGTTTGCGCGGCTGTGACGCGGGCGTTCGCTGCCGTTAGCGCGGTTTGTGCGGCTGTGTAGCGGTTGGTTGCCGCTGTTGCGGCCGTCAGTACGGCGGTTGAGGTACGAAACGCTGCCGCTTTGTTCAATTCAAATTGTGCTGTACGCTGCGCCGCTACCGCCTGCTGGTATTCCGCCTGAAGCGAGCGCTGTTTGGCCACCAGTGATCGGGTTTCTTCCTGGGTGGCACGTGCACGTGCCACGATATAGGCACCGAGCATACCGGTCAGTGAGCCAACGCCCGCAATCAGAGTGCCTTGCAATGCGGTGGCAAGGGTCTGGGCATTATTGGCCGCAAACTCCATCGCGGCAGATTGTGCGTTTAACAGCGGGGTCAACGCATCATCAATCGGATCTTCGAAGGCGTTAGCCATGGCGTAATAGCTGTTGCGGTTACGCTGAATTTTCGAATTAATATTGTCATAGGTAGACTCGGCAGCGCCTTCCCACTTCTTCAGTGCCTGTATAAGCGTTGTTTTGAAAAACTCAGAGGTCACCTGGCCGGAATTAACCATTTGCCGAAAGCCACCTTCACCGGCACCGGATGCTTTGTCCATGGCTTGCAGCAATGAGGGTAGCGACTCAACCACTTGGTTAAGCTCTTCGGCACGCACAACAGGCGAGGCGAGTGCTTGCGATAAGCCGTACATGACTTGCTGCACTTCAGCTGAAGTAGCACCTAAACCCGCCGCTGCATCATTGATGCCGATCATGATTTCGCGAGTTTCGGCCCCAGTGACGATGCCACCACTTTGAAGCGCCAATAAGCGAGCGTAGGAATCGGTTAATACCAGAATGTCACGACTCTGGCGCTCAGCTGTTTCGCTGATAAAGCTTTGCGCTTCGGCAAACTCTTCGGATGAGCCGGTCAGGTTGCGAAGTCGAACCTCCGCATCCTGCATCTTACCGGCAGCACTGGTCAGGTTAGTGGCCATGTTCTGGAGTTGGGTCACACCGAAGTACGTCGTAATGGCAATGCCGGCAGTGCGAAGTGCACCGCCCATGGCGCTACTTTGGCGGGTCACCTGGTCAAAGCCACGCGATGCGGTTTGAGAGCTTGCGCCGGATGCTCGCAGCTCGCCATTAAGTACCCGGTTCTGGGCGCTGGCTTTACTGAGTGCATTGACCAGGTCTGAGGATTCGCCCTTAAGGCGTATCATCAAGCTTAAATCGTTACTCACGCGCTCTCCTCGTTAATCGCATCGCTGTAGTAAGCGGTTAGTGTGCGCAGATTCTGATAATCGCTTGGGTTTATCTCGATACCGCGCATTCGCGCATCCGCTTCTACGGCCACCACATCCAGCCCTAAACAAAAGTGCTGGTTCCAGCGCAGCAGGTCGTACACCTGAAAGAACCATTCAACCGCCGGATAACAGCTGTTTAATACCTCAATCTCATCGCTACTGGCGGCGCTCATGCGCTGTTTTTCTATCAGCTCTTTCGGAGCTCCCGCAGCTTCCATCTGCTTGATAAACGCCGCGTCTTCTTTCGGGTCGGCGGCGTTTCCTTTAGCAAGCTGATGGGCCACGGACTCTAGTTTTTTGCTTCAGCCCCTATCAGCACTTTTAGAAATGCCTGGTAAATGGCCGAGGTGTAATAGGGCACTTCGGTCACTTCGCGGATCGTCTTTTCAGTGGTATCGATGTCTTCTTTCGTCTCACCCACACCGACAATCACATGACGCATCAGCGCCTCTTCACCCAGTGCCTGAAGGCGATTAAATTCAGAGCGGGTGATGTAACGGAACCGACAAAAGAAGTCGTGCTTTTCGGTTTTGCCGCCATCCTGAGGGACGTCTGCCGTCACCGGCCAGGTAATTTCATTAACGCGTTTAAACTTAAAACCCATGTCTATTTCTCCCTGTTAGCCGGCGACTACGCAGTCACCAGCGTTTCATCTTGAATAACCCGGAACGGGCAGTCGAACGTCAGTACACCGTCTTTATCGCCGTAGGTGGGCTTACCTAACTGGATGGCCGTACTGGCGATGGTGACGATGTTGCCGTCAACCGTACCGTGCACTAAGTTGATTGGCATCGTGGCACCGGCGACATAAACAGACGTTGGATCAAAATCGGCATGTGCCGGCGCTTCAAACACAATCTTGCCGTCGGGCTTCCAGTCAGTGATGTACACCTGCTCGGATTTGGTGTTCTCGCTGTAAATGACTTCGGTTTTGCCATCAAGCTCAAACTCGTGCATCGACAACTCAGTGCTGTCTAGCGTCATAGTGGTGTGTTTCGCGCCGACCGTGGCCGGAATTTGCCAGCCGCTAAAGTCCGCTGCCGGGATGCTTTCACCCGCTAGACCACCAAACAGGCCGGTGAACTCAAACTCAATCTTGGGCACTTCACCGATTTTGGCGATGTACTTATAGGTGCCACGCGCGCCCAAAACTTTGTGATTCACACCATCGATATAGGCGTGAAGCGTCACGTCTTTCTCGGTGTTGTCGTCAATACGCTCGTACGTCACTTCGGTGGTACCGACGGTCTCACTAAAGCCGCAGGCCTGAAGCACCGTTGTGTAATTGGCCGGCGTAATCGGGTCGCTGCCGCCGGTCAGCTCAACTGAGAACGTCACTTTGCAGTGCTTACCAACAACCAGAAACTGATTATTACCCGGGCGACCGTTGTCGAACTCGCGGTCCACTTCCGTCGCTTCAATCGGCGTGACTTCCAAGTCCATCGTCTGCATGGCTTTGGGGGTCACCGCATTGTCGATAATGTGGTCTTCGCCGTAGCCGCCGGCATCACGCAATGCGGCCAGCAACAGGCGTTTTTTCGTCTTACGAGACATGGTCTTGTCCTCTGAATGTGAAGCGGCTGCGGTATTGCTCTAACCAAAAGGCCGCTGTTTTGCTAAATGACACAATGCGGCCCTGGTCAAACAGCAAGGCCTCATAGGTTTCGCTTGGCTCCCAGCCCAAAAGGTGCTGGCGAACGTGAACTTTCAGCGACTCCATGCGCTCAATGGCATCACTGCCCAGGCGGTCGTTAATGCTACGACAGGCAATCACCACACCAACGCCGGTCGTAATGGGCTGCTGAAACTGATAAGTGTTCAGCTGGTCAGCTGCGCCCCGGTCCGTCATCGGAATAACGAAGGCTGTGTCCGTCGCAATACGATTATTTTTGATGACCGAGTCGAGGTTGGTGGCGGACTCAATGTGCTGAAACACCGGCTCACCATCCAGCGTAAGTGTTTGCAGGCGCTGCTCAATCAACTCGCGCATCATCAGATAAAGCCTTTGGATTTATCGCGGTTAAACACATTGCCGCCTGACTGAATATCCGGCAGGTCGGTCGAGCTTGGGGCGCTATTGTCGGTGTTGACACCAAGCGTCACCTCGCCACGACCAACTGACTTCAAAAAGGCAATGGCGGTGTCGTATCGCTTAGTGACGACCTCAGGCGCATCGTTGTCGTACAGCTTATAGCGAGCTATATCTGCACACAGCGAGGTCAGCACGCTGGGGACCGGGTTCAGGGGCAGGTTATAACGGCCATGCAAATAACCATCAATGAGCGCCGAGGCGTCATCGACTGCATGTTGAGCAACCACATCGGAGACAGAGCCTGTCCCGTCCCGGTCCGTCAGCGCCATGAGCTCACGCTCGCCAAAACGCGCCACAAGGTCAGTCACTAAGCAATAACTCATCGCTTAGGCTCCAATTAACGCTTTGTAGCCTTCCCAAACGGTATCGCGGTCTGTTGCATTTGGCTTGACCGTTTTACCGTCCACTTCCACCGCTAAGTCACCCACGTTCGGTTTGCCGTCAGCATTAAGCTCCAGCTTGCCGGCTTTGTGTTGAGCGTAAATGGCGGCCACGTAATGGGCTAAGCCTTCGGGCTCGAACTTGGATAAGTCCAGCTCGTCCGGCGCTTCGGCATCAAAGGTCACTTTCGTCGGCTCTTTTTTATCGCCTCCGGTGCTTTGACTGGTTGATGACTTGCTTTCAGCCACACGCTGCACGGAAATGCGCGGGTCAGCATCGAGCTGCGCAAACTGTGCTTCTGTCACTTCCAGCTTATTTTCGCCTTTGACCAGGTCAATCCCCGCACGGCGGTAACCGTCATGGGCGGCGACCATAGCAATGGCTGCAATTAATTTACTCTTAGACATCGTCTTTCCTCGGTTAAAAAAAGCCGCCCGCCGTTACTGCACAGGCGGCTCCAGGGAGAACATCAGCTCAATCGTTTAGTCGAGCCAGCTAACCACTAACACTTCAACGGCTTTGTAGTTCGGGTTACTCGCGCCGCCTTCCTGGTTCATCACTTCGATCACCTGATTCGCTTTGGCGCGATTCTTCGGACCGACGACCAGCAAGTTAGGACGAACACCCAGCGGACGACCTTCGTCTGACTTCAAGCCCATCATGGATTCCATGGCGGTATCGAAGTTCGCGGCGGTCAGGTCAGCTTTCGAGCCAAAGGCCAACTGCCACAAGCCAAAGCCTGCGTTAACCCGCGCATCGACGCCGTACTCAAACTCATCACGCTGCCAGACCGCTTCCGAGGTATCGTCCTGACGCGCTTTAATGCTGTAGTCACGGCGCTTCTGGAAGATGATCGGTTTTAACGGACGGTTGGTGTCGAGCAGGAACCATGGCACACCGCTGCCGGCTTGCATGTTGCTCACCGAGTCTTCGCCTACCTTATGGTCGGTATCGAAAAAGTTCTGGCCGTCGTAACACAGCTCATCAAAGCCTTTGGCCAACAAACCAAACACCAGCTCATCAGGGTGCGTTAGTGCGGAATAACCCATCTCTTCAAACAACGGGGTGAACACGCCGTAGGTGTCGTCTTCAATGTCGTCCTTCGGAATACCGACGGTTGACTCGAATTTCTCGTTAGTGATTGAGTAGCTGTGCGCTTTTAAGTTTTTGATGACACGGTCACCAATCCACTTTTGCAGGCGCGGGAATTGACCCAGCCACTTGTAGCTTTCTTCTTTGGTGCTCGATGGGACTTCCGTCGCCACGCGGCTCCATAGCACTTCGTTGCTTTTTAAACCCTTGTTAAACGCGGTTTTAATCGCAACGTAAAGCGTGCTCAGGTTCTGTTTATTAACAATCATTACAACGCCCCTTAAGCGATTTCGACCCAGACACCTTTGGCGTCTACGTCAATAATTTTGCCCAAAGCCGAGCGTGTGCCGGTGCCGTCACTGTTTGCCACAGTTTCGTCATCGACTACGTATGCCTGGCCACCAATATCTGTGCGGGTCACACTGCCGTCATTCGTCAGGCAGAAAACACCACGGCGAGAGCGGACGTTTTTTTCACCGGCGCTGCCGGCAGAATTATCCACGTGCTCCTGGCTAATGCCCCGAGCTACCAGGTCGGCTGCTGTAGCACCCGGCACGGCATTGCCAGAGCTGTCCAGCATCACAATCGAACCGCCAAAAATGCGGGCGGATGCCGCCACCGGGTCGGTGACCAGCGTCAGGTCTGAGCGATGAGTATCGCGGTCATTCGTTAATGGCATTACTGACCACCTCGCTGTTTCTTGTAGTCTTCAGGGTCGAGATTGCAGGCTTTACAAATCGCCAATTCGTCCGCTGTTAACTCGGTTTCTTCTCCATCTGGCTTTGTGACGGTCTTGCTGTCTTTGCCAGACGCCTTGTCCTTGTTGTCACGCGTAAGGGCCGCTACCGAAGGGCGTGATTCAAGGTTCGATTTGAGCGCTTCAACGCCGTGCTTTTCAGCCAGCTGTTTCGCCCAGGCTTCTTCCGAGGCCAGTAAGCGACCTTCCGAGCGCGCGGTGTCAATCAAGGCAGCAACCGCTGCTTCATCGCCGCCGCTTTTGAGGGCCGCGATTTGCGTGCGCAACTCGTTAGCCACCTCAATCGGAACGTACTTGGCCGGGTCGGCCTGCTGTTGTTTCAGTGCTGCGACTTCTGTCGTCAGCTCATCCGAGGCCTCGGCTTTTGCCTTCAGTGCGGCAATTGCTTCATCAGCCTTGTCGGCGAGCTTTTTACAGGCGGCTTTGTCTTCAAGGTCTTTCGCCTCAAATTCAATGCCTAATGTCGTCAGCAACAATTTCAGTGCTTCGTTCATCGGACTATCTTCCTGTTGTGGTTGAATGCCCGAGGACTCGGGCGTAGGGGTAAAGTGCTTCATGGCCGCCAGCGACTTCATGCCGTCTAAGCCGGGGTCGTTGGTCAGCGCCGCGTGGTAGAGGTCGGTGACTTCGCCGGTTTCTTTGTCGTAGGGGAACACAGCCGACACATAGCGGTATTCTTTGTTGTCGATGTAGGCTTTGGCTTTGGATGTCCAGGCCGGCTCAAGCGCAAATAGCCCTTCGCCTGGCACGTACTCAAGCTCACGGAACCAGCCCGCCGCCGGCGCTTCTTTGCCGTTAGCTTCTGAATTCAGGGTTTGGTGCTCGTAGTCAAAGTGCAGATCGTTAGCGCGGGCAGAAACCTTGCTAATCAAACGGTCAGCAACGTCCTGGTTCATCACCCAGTGCGGGGCATCGAACGGACGACCGTCCTTGGCGCGGAACTCACCGTCAGGCAAAAGCTGGACGCGACGCTTGCCGGATTCGGCGAGCGTAATGATGGTGCTCATAACGGCCATGCCGGAAGCATCAGCCTCCGGGCGGCGAGTCGTCAGAGCGACAATTGGGTTTGGGTGCTTTTTCGTTTTCATGCCGCCCATATTGGCGACACTCGGGGGGAGGTTGGGATTAAAGTGTTTTGCTACTTTTTGAGGGGGTAGCTTTGGTGGTCGGTGGTTGACCAGGCGTTATTACTATCCAGAACAACGGGTCAGTTTTCAATCAAAAGTTGTGGGTTATTACGCGCAGGTGTAAAACCGCACCCGAGCAAAACACCCTGACCCCGTTTAAAACCCGTTTAAATTTTCCGTCACGGGATTTTCAGGGGTGACTTTGAACCATCGTAGCGGATAAATCATTTAAGGCGCTTAAAACGCTTCTGAGAGGTGCGCCCGAAAAATCGCGATAACGACGTTTTCATCCTCATCGGATAATCCGAGCCAGGGGCGGGCGGGTAAGTTGCGTTTCTCGTAACCGAAGTGGTGGGCGGCACCGTATTCCATCGGCGTGCCGAACAACAGCTCTTCCTGAGAGGCGTTGTAGTTCAGCGTCCCTTTGAGTATGCCGTCCTCAATCAGGATATCACTGGGGCGTTTAGAGCGCGCCTTGTAACTTTCCGACAGCGGCGCCCAGGCATCACCGTCTGGTGACTCGGCGCGGTCAAAGCGGTCCTGGTGCGATTCAATCAGGTATTCACCCACTTCGGCGTTGGGTTCGCTGAGGTCAACGCCTTGCTTGCGCAATGTGTCAAGGACTTGCTTTATAACGGCAGTACTGCCATCGACAACAACGCGTGCACCGGCCATTAGTCTATCTCCTTAAGCAGCGCATCGCGCTGACTGGGCTCTTCCACCTGCATCAGGAACGACTCGACCAGATCATAGATAAAGTCTTTATCTTCACCTTTGGCCTCACGAATAAGACGATTCAACCGCCGCGCATTCTCAACGGTCGGCGATTGATTAACAATTTCTTGTGCGGTCTCTACAACACCTTTACTCATCGTTTCCAGTTTCCTTTTCGATTTGATGTCATGGCACTGTCTACCTGCTCATCTATCCAGTCGGCCAAATCAATCGACCACCGGCGCAGCTCATCGCGGGCAAAAAACCACATAACAAAGTGCTCGGCAAAGAACTCTTCGGCGTTGGTGCCGCCGTAACGCGTGATAAGGCCATCGCGAGCACGTGATGTCCAGTTGGCCTGTCCACCCCAAAAGTGGATCTGATGGCCAAGCTCATGCAACCAGGTAATTAACACACCGTCATCATTATAGCCTTTTTGGCGCAAACGGCGAGACATTGACCATTCGAGCTTGCCGTCGCGGCGCTCGTTTAAGAGTGCTTTTAACTCGGTTTGAATGCGCGTTAAATCGACATTAGAAAAGCGGGTGTCGGCTTTTACCTTCACTACTGTAAAGTCCCAGGGCACAGCCGTATATCCTGCGGCGCGGGTAGCGCGCCCATACGTCCACTGACGGTCCCTGGCATCGAGGCCAAGGTATGCGGCCACGTCCTCCTGAATATTGCGCGAGGCTTTATTGTTGGTGCCAATTTCGGTCTGCTTAATAAAGAGCGTCTTAGTCGGGTGCAAAGCCATAAACCGGCTGAGCGTATCGACTGAGCTCTTCAGGTTACCCGGGGCGCGCTGCCATATCGCGTTAAAGGTATCGTTGGTGACGCCTCTGGCCGTGGAAAATAAATCCGGTACCACCCGCTCGGGCGGCTCATAGACTTTGGCTTTGCGCTCGGCAACCTGAGCCAATGAGCGGGTTTCAACACCTGAACCGGGCGCGTAGTCAAAGCCCGGGTCAATGCCGCGCGGCATCTCAAAAACCTCACCCGTGACTGTGTCGGTCCATTCATACGTGCCGTCATTGGGTGCGTTGCCTGGTGTCAGGCCACGGCGCTGCATTTCGTTTTCAGAGCGGCCATAGACTTTACACTTGCAGCCGTAGCCGTTGGTCGGGAAGTGCTTCGCCCACCATGGATCGTCTTTTGGCAATACCAAGCGGTCCCAGGATAAATGCAATGGCCTTGGCACAATGGAGTCACCGTGGCGATATTCCCAGAAAGGGAAGCGCTGCAACTGAGCGTAACGGCCCGCGTTGTAACTCTGCCTGACGTTGGTCTCATAGATAACCCGTGAACGCCAGTTCGCGTTGCCGGTATGCGACCAGCCATGGCGCGCCACAATGTTTTTGAACTCACGTTTAAACCAGCTAATTGACCGGCCGTTAGCAATGGCATCATCCACGGCCATGCGAAAGTCATTGAGTAAATCGTCTTTCATGGCACCGGCGACCATAAAGGCACGGTCGTGCGCTTTGCCCCAGACATCCGCCCAGCGCTCCGTCGGCACGTTGAGCTTTTGCCGGAAGTACTTTATCGCCTCTTCAAAGGGCAGAGAGCCGTACTGAGCGCTCGGCATTACTCACCGTCCTTGGTTTTGTAGTTCAGCTTAAACACAGCGCTACTAGAGCCAAGCATAGCAATGAGCAGACCGACAACACCAAAGATAAGTGCGCTAAAACCAAAGCCTGATACTTCCAAGAACGCCGCTGCAACAGCCCATAACCCGCTTCCGATGTACTTCATAAGTTACCCACCTTAGCGCGCCACTCAAATTCCACCGGGCCTATGTAAATTCGGGTATACCCCGGCTTCCCTGGCGGTCTAATGAATGCTGCCCGCCAGCGCCAACGAAATGCGATTGTCCATCGCCGACCAGATATGTGCCAGCCGTTGCCACGGTAGCGGTCTTCAAAGCGTTTAATTATCATCACTCACCGTCCTCCACATCCGAGCGACCGGCCAGCTCAGCGGCCAGCATTGACTGTGCTATCAGGTTGCCCATTTGCTCGCTGTCAATATCAAGCTCCGCCAGTGCGTCCTGAAGCTCTTCCAGGGACTCGGCCTGCTCAACGAGCTGACGCACTTCGTCGGTCATATTCTCCAGCATGGGAGCCATGCGCTGTTGCAGCTGGCTGATAAAATCATCGGTCGCGTCATCGTCAATATCGCTCTCACGACGCAATGACACAATGCGCCGGTTCGCGGCTTTTGGTTCAGGCTCTGCCGGCGGTACCAGTGATTTGTTATTGGAGACAACCAGCAAGTCATCATCGTCTTTGGCTTCGGGAATGTTGGTTTTCTCATGCGCCCACTGTTTCGAAATGCGCATCCCCATGCCCACCAGTTTCGGTACCGACTCGCTGAAGCTTTTTAAGTCCTCGGCGTCTTTGGTGTCGAACTTAAAGCGCAGGCGGCGATGCTCACTTGTAAAGCTGGTGCCGTTCAGCATGTAAAACGGCATGATGAGCTGTGATGTTAATGTGCGGCCAATTTGCTTAACATCCGAGTCACGCAGTTCCTGACGCACTTCGTTGTGCACGTTGCCTAGCGCATTGGTTGAGGTCTTGCCGTCGGCCTGCGAGGTCAGTGTTCCGCCCAGTATTGCTTTGGACTGGGATTGCTCCGCCCAGGTGATCATGGTTTTGTATGGGTCGGATGAGCCTTTGGCCGCGTCTTTAAATTCGATTTCCATGCCTTTGGGAATGATGCCACCGGCATTGTGGCCAATCGACATCACCGCCCGCAGCAGGGTGCTTTTTTCATCGCGGGTGGCACCCGTGGGGTACTTGCCCAGGCGCAGCGGCAGGCCGTAAATCTCAAGGAACTCGGCCAAGTCACGCACCGAGTAGTTCTTAAACAGGAACGGCCAGGCCAGCACACGCACCAGACCGGTACGGGCAATGTAACCGCTTTTCGCCTGGTGGCGGTGCACTATCCAGTTAAGCGGTTCGAGTGCCGCACCTTCCGGCGTGTGGTCACGCAGCCGCAGCTCATTGCGAAACAGCGTATGGGTTTTAAACCACGCCGGGTCACGCCACTCAAGCTCCGGCGTCCACAGCTTCTGCTCGTACTGCCACTTCATTTCAGTGGCGCTGAAGCCTTTGGTAATCGCATCGCCCATGTCCAGAATTAAGTCGTCGAGGAAGTCGCCGTCTTCGAGCCATTCGGTGATCATCTCGGCATCGCGTTTTTCGGCTTTGCTGGCATCTTTCGGCGGTTCAATTGTCCAGTCCACGCCCAGCATAGCCCGTTTACGCTTTTGCAGCTCACTGAAAATGTGGGCGTCTTTTTCTTCCATGTCTTCAGCCAGCTCGCACTGGGCAACAATATTGCCCAGCTCGGCATCATTTAAAATGGCCGCCAGCTTGGTCGGGGTCAGCCCACGCGATGGGTGGTTACTGAAATGCTGCAATAAGTGCGCGACTTCAGAGCGCTCTGTTTGCGCCTCTTGAAGGGCGGTTAAATCAATCTTATCGCCGTTATAAACTTTTACTCTTGGTTTCATAAGGCTCTCCTACCAGGCACCGTCGAACGGCTCGTAAACATCGACATCATCGTCATCATCCCACTCACTGCGTTTAGCCGGCAGCGCCTCGAACTCAATCGGCGAGCCGTCCATCCAACTGGCGCGTTCGGCCATCGCCAATGCAACCGCAAAGTCACCGTGGCGCTGTGTGCCATCCGTTTGTTTGTCGCTGCCCTTATCAATTTTGGGAACGCCGTTTTTAACCTGCACTTTGGCAAAGTCATCCAGGACGTTCTGATGACGCGGCAACTCATACATGCCGTCTTCAAAAGACGCTTTTAGTTTCGGCATCCACTCGCGGTACCAGTTGTCGTTTAGCATGACCTGGTCCACCATTTCGACGCCGTATTTAAGTGCGGCGGCTTCGGCTAAGTAACCGCCGTTACCGGTGGCATCAAACGCCATGGCGCGCAGGCGGGGCAGGCGCTCTAAAATGTAAAACATGATTTGACGCTGGCCGTCGTAAGTCAGCTTCGACAGCTCCACCACAAACGGGGTGCGTTTGGATAAGTCCGGCTTAATTTCCAGCGGCAGAAATACGGACATATCGCCGCGACGGGCAAAGTCCTCACCAAAGACGTGTTGGTTGAGCGGGTTTAACTGCTCCAGCAGGGGCAGCAGGTGTGTTTCGCACCACATATCAATAAAGAGGTTGCGGGCTTCCTCGGTGCGCAGCTCAAAGTCTTTCGGGGCTTTTAACGTCACGATTGGAATAGAGCGGTCGCGCACCATGGCGTTTTCAATCAGTACCCGCTTAATGTAGTGACCGCCTGATTGCTTGGGCACACAGCCATATTCTTCATTGGCCGAGGCTTCATCCGGGGCGTTCTTATACAGATCATCCCGCCACTTTTGTTGCTTCTCTAAAGACCATTCTTGCCCGGTCACAAAGCAGATGCGTTTATAAAGCCCTTCCTCGATGGCATCATCCAGGGTAATGGTGTGCACCGAGTAGTCTTTTTTGCCCGCCCGGGCATCGTTAATGTACTGGTTAAACAGGTTATCAACGCCGTTATGGGTCGATATGATGCGGATACGGTTGCCCCACATGGTTAAGGCCATGGCCGCTTTTAATAATTCATCGAGGGACTCATGGAAGGCGGCTTCATCGATGATCACATCACCCTGCAAACCACGCAGGTTCGACGGGCGTGAGCTGAGTGCCTGAATTTTAAATCCGCTGTTGGGGAAGCGGATCATATAACTGAGTATTTCTTCCTGTTTGCCTTCATCCCAGAATGGCTGCTCGTAGACGTCAGCTTCAGCTAATTGATTATAAGCTTTAGCAAACAACGAACAGGCGGCAATGTATTCCAGCGCCATTTCCTTTTTAGAGCCGACGTAGAACGCATTGCCGCCCCCGCGATGCTTAGGTTTGGATGCGGTTAAGACGTTATCACTAGCTTCCGCCCAGGTGATACCGGTCCGGCGCGACTTTTCAGCAATCTTAATGTTGGCGTCATCTTCCATCCAGCGCGCCTGATAAGGCAGTAACACCGGCTGTTTGGCCGGTGAAAGTCGCAAGTCGCTGTCATGGGAATCCACCCCGGCCAGTTGGCACTCTTCGCGCAAGTCTATCTTGCGCGGTGGTGCCGTTGGCCGCACCTTCATTTTAGCCATCGCTATATCCTGTCATGGTTATTCCCGGCCCAGCAGAATGCCGCGAATTCGGTCTTCCAGCTCTTCCGACATGCCATCAACACCGCGCAGGTCATTCTCAACGTCTTCGGCCATGCGTTTGCGCAATTCAAGCTCTCGCTTGGTCGATTCAACCGCCGCTTTTTCCAGCCGTTCGATGGCGTGTGAAAGGTCTTTTAACATCTTCGGTTCAACGGCTTCACCGCTGTCGCTCATCTTCAGCACCTGGTCAAACGCAAGCGTTCGTACCATCTCGATAAGCAGTTGTGACACTTCGCCGGAGGGCTCGGTACCCAGCTTGGCTATCCACTGGTCGGAAACAGCACGCGCCTCGCGGATACGTTGACCAACCGTCTCCATCGAGGTGGCGTAACGGTTTAACCCTGAGCGTGACAGCTTCAGTTCATCCGGCAAGCCGGAACCATCAATAGCCTGGTTCACCTGCTCAAGAATGTCCGCCTGAGTCAACCGGCCATCGCGCAATAGCTTGTCCAGGCGCTCTTTAATTTGCCCGGGTAACTGATCCACTTTGCTCGGCTTGCCGCGTGTTTTTTTACTCATGTCAGGCTCTCCGGCGTTTTACGCCCGGCCATGTAATGATGCCCTCGGCTACGTCCTGCCCCTGGGTGGTCAACTTGGCAATGGTGTAGCCGGTATGAGAATCCAACGTGACCAGCCCCTGAGTCTCCAGCCAGTGCAGATTGCCCCGACATTCGTCGCTACTCATTGAGTTACCAAAGTGCGCACACACCGTGCGAATTTCGCTATCATTCATGCGATAACTGGGCTCATTGACCAACGCAATTAAGATCGATAGGCGGAAGCTCTCCGCCCGAATTTGGCGCAAACTCATTTCTTATTAAGCTCCTTTTCGAACAGCATATCGACGTGGTTGCTAAGCTGTTTTATGGACGGCTCCAACCGCTTAATATCCGAACTCACTTGCCCGAGCTGTCGCTCCAGCTGCCTGATTTCGCCATGACTGGGCGCTTTCTCTACCGCGTCTTCTACGCGAGTCAGGCGCAAGTTAACCTTTTGCAGCTCTTGCTCGTTCTTCTCCTGGGCAGAGCGAGAGGCGAAATGCTTGGACAGCACCAAGAACCCCAGAAATGCCAATATCTGAAGCGCCGCGATAATGTAAGGCGCGAAGTCCACTAGCCACTGCATCACTGCACATTCCTCCGTTCGTAATCTTGTTGGCAACTTATACAGCGCACCGCATCGGGAATATGCTTAAGGCGCACTGGGTCAATGTCGTCCAGGCAATCAATGCAGACCTGAATGCCCTCGACAAACATTGGCTGCTCGGACGGTCGTCTTTTCGCGGCATTGATAGCCCGGTCTCGATGTATTTGCTCCAGCTTCTGGGCGCGGTCAAACTGATCCATTCTTTTTACCCAAAAACTTGAATTTGTTACCGAAGCCGTCTAGCGTGCGGAAACCCATATAAGCGAGGGTCGGCGCTAAGAACATGCCGGCAATTTCCCAACTGGCACCGTCGCCTTTATCGAACACCGCCAGCAGTTCAAACAGCGCGATATAGGCAAAGCCGAAGTAAAACGCCCGCCGTGCAATCTTCGGGCGAGTGCGGCGCACGTACTCATCTTCCGCGTTGTCACCGCTTCGAATGGTTTCCTGTTGCTGCTCGTGTTGGTGCTGCCGGTCTTTTAGCTTGGCCATAGCGGCCTGGTGCTCCAGCTCACGCAACTGTTTGCGCTCTTCGCTTTCCATTCTCTTCAGCTCAACCATGGCTTTCGGGTCGGTCTGTAACTTCTCTAAAACCTTTTCCGGGCTGTCTTCAACACCCAGCCAACTGGCGATTAATGAGCCGGTCGCGCCGCCTGCGGGCCCACCTAATAGCGAGCCAACGACCGGAGCCGCACCACCGATAAACTCTTTTACTTTATCCCACATGAGATGCTCCATAGCGTTTGCCAAACAAGCGTTGGCGGGTTTGGTTAAACAGGCGACGGCCCGCATCGTCATTACTGACGGCGCGCTCATTCATGACCATCATTTGGTCAATTTCAATGTCGCTCACAGCGAACCAGCCGGCTTCATAACTTCTGGCTAAGTGAACCGGACCAAACGGGTTTTTAAAGGTAACTTCAGTGCCGTTTAAACGATGGTTAAACTCAGCAATCAGGCGCTCGTTCCAGCCCTCCACAAAGCGTTTCTTAAAGCCATGAAACCCCGTGGTCGGAAAGGTCGGGGCAGGCAATTTGATCTTGCGCCCATTCACTGCCGAACCCCTTTTGAAAGGTTGTTAAGGTAATGCTGAAGCTTGAACAAACGACGCATCCAACCGCGTATAAACTTGGTTTGCGACGGCGTTTCTGCGGCAATTTCGTGGTAGCGCAGGGCGCGATGTGACAGAAAATCAATGAGCAATTGCTGTTGGTTGCGTGACTCAATCGCGGCAATTGTTACCGGACCAATGAGTCCATCGGCTTTGACACGCAGTGCTGACTGGAGCAGCTTAACGGCGGTTATCGAGCCATGATTAACCGACGCATCGAACACCGCTATAGCGATAGGGCGCGGTAAGTCCTCGCAGCTGGCCGGATAGAAGTAATTGGTTAGATAGCGCAGTTCGGCATGGTCGCGAGTGAGTCGAGCCACGTCCACGTCCGGGTTATAGTTTTGGGCGATGCCGAAACGCGTTAAGCCGCCCTTGTCGTCGGGGTCGTCGGACTCAATGCCTTCAACCTCGAATACAAAGGCCAGCCCCAGTTCAAAGGTTTTCTGGAGCTCGGCGTCTTGGTCTGAGAAAAGTGTTTTTTTGTTCATAGCCGCCATGGTGGCGGCTATTGGTCAAACGTGGGGATTAAAGCGTTTTGCTACTTTTGGGGATGTGGTTAGAAAGGAACTTCTTGAATTTTTTGTGCTCGACAGTGAGCTGAACCATTGAATGTGTTTGATTGCCTTCGTCGTCAATGCTTACATCACAGGCAAAGTCCCAGAAGTGATATAAACCAAGATTGCGCGAATGCGAGGTGACATCGCCAACTACAGTATATTCACCATCGCTGTGCTCATAAACTTCATCTATTTCGAAGTCGTGAGCATCTCGGTTTTCATCAGACAGAGCGCTGGCCACCTGTCTATAGCAACTCCTGTCCATATCTTCTACGAATAAATCAACATCACTTTTTGCGTAGGCAAAGTAAAACATAATAAGCACCAAAACGATGGCGGCTAAAATCCCATATACTTGCCCTGAATCGCTGTCTTCCGGTTGTTGTTTGAAATCATCTTGCTGTTCCATAAGGCCTCCCTACCCAAATAGTTTATGTTGACGACGGTCGCGCTCTAACTGGCGCTGCTCGCGCAAAATCGCGTAAATCTGCTGGCTCGTTAAACCGTACTCGCGTTGCAGCATATCAATGTTGCGACCATCATAACGTTGCCAAATATCGACATCGCGCAAAGCTTTTTTCAGCCGTTCATCACGTGGCAGATAATACTGCCTGCCACCCATATGGTGCGCCTGGCGTGCTACTAGCCGTTTTGCCAGCTTTAACGCTTTGCCTTCGTCCAGCTTAGCAGAACTGGTCATTTCATCTTTAAAAATACTGACCAGCTCGGCCAGTGCATGCGGCCATGCCGTTGAATCAAGCTCTATATCTTCCGCTTTGCTCAACAATTCATCAAGGTTTTTATCGTCTTCAAACATTTCATTCTGCATTTTTGCGCTCCTCTTGAGCCTTACGACACGCCTCAAAGACCTTGCTTACTTCTGCGTACGGCAACGTTTCGTCCTTGTCCAGGAGCGCATAACTATACCCGAATTCAGCATCTAACCAATTGATCATCAGACGCTTATGCCATTTTTTTAATGACTCAAGCACTTTGAAAGCGCTGTCATAGCTTAACCAGCCAACGTGACGAACGCCGCTCATACGGAAAACCCAATTATCCAGGGCTTCTTCCGAACCGTCGTGTAATAACTTATCTTTGGCCGCCTGTATCCAAATAGCCCGGATAACACGAACCTCTCCAACTCTGACTGGCTTTTTAGAAGAGGGCGACTGGCGTTTTTTGTTCTTTTTAGCGCGTTTTTCAAAGCCTTTTTCTTCAAAGTGATTAAAAACCTTTTCCAGCTCGGCCACGCTCATGTTTTTGCATGACGTTTTTTGGCAAACGCCCTGCAATGCGGCTCGATAGGTTGCATCATCGAGATGCAATTCTCGCTTGGCCACATGGATAAGCTGTATTAATCTTGCCTTGCTATTCATTACTCACCTCGGCTGCTCATCAGTGACTGGCAACCACGCCAGTCAGACGCCCCAAAGGGCGTTTCGCTTATTGGCCAACTTGCTCAGCGGTGCAGGCTTGGCAGCTTACTTCATAGGTTTCTCCACAGTTCTGGCAAACGAATTGAAGCTCAGGAAAATGCTTACGGTAAAATGCCGTCAGGGCTCTGGGAGAGCTGAAGGCGGGCAGCACACAGCTCACGCGTAACGCAGTCATATGGTCTGCTTTCTTTTTGCCGTAAATACGTTTCAATTCTGCGTATCTCTTCTTTGGCCATACACGCATTTTCTTCGGACACCAGAAGCGTCCCTCTGGATGTTTTGGGTTACCCTCTGGGTCAACCGATGCCCATGCACCTTTTATCCAACCGTTAACGAACACGCTGACCACCAGCTTTTCGCCGTCTAACTGCTTTTTAAATTCCAGCTCGTAACCCTCAACTTGCGCCTTAACCTCGCAAAACATGCCTTGGAGTTGGCTTTCTAGAGATTTCCATTTATCCATTTTAAAACCTTTTGGCTGCTCATCAGTGACTGGCAACCACGCCAGCCAGACGCCCCGAAGGGCGTTTCGCTTAGGCTTCTACGTTATTGCCGAACACCCAGTCCCATACTCGCTTAATGAGTGGCTGGCGAGTGCGGTTGTTTAGTTTAAGCAAGCATTCAATTTGGATATTGGTAGCCCGGGCGCACTCCCATAAGGTGTCGATCTTCTTTTTATTGGCGTTTACTTGGGTTTCCAAAAGCGATGTCTCGTTTGGCTGTTCAGCATTAGGTGTCTCATCGGCTGGCAGCTCTTCCGTAGGGCGTTTATCATAGAGCGCTTTATACAGCTCTCCGTAGACTTCCTTTTTGGTTTGTATCTTGCCAATTTTTATTCTGGCCAACACCCGAACAACCTCTTGCCTCAGTGCCTTGAACTTGCCTTCACCCGTATCATTAAGTAGCATTTCCCCTTCACCGGTAAGCAACCAATTTGCATTAATTCCTAGTTCGGCGAACTTCTCTAAAACCGCGAATGAAGGCCTAGCAATAGCTCTCTCTTGCGCTTGATAACCACGCATTGATAGACCAACTTGGCGAGCAAAGTCGGTTTGGTTTAGGCCTGTATGAGCTCTAGCGCGCTTTAGGCGGTTGGTTAACTCAGACATGGCCGCTCTCCCGTTGCGTGCTCGGATAAAAAGCGCTGTTGATTCGCTGATTAACCACTGACTTGATTTCATCCAGATGCTCTTTAAGCACTTGATGGCGGCTTAATAGCTCGTCGGTGTCGACTTTTTCGAGGTCGGACTTTGTGGTCCATGCATAGAACTTCATTGGCACATCGTGCTTTGGGGTACGCTCTGAGAACGAGAGTGAATCACTTATAGATTCCGCAGTTGCGCTCTCTTTAGCGTGACCTTTCGTTTCTTCGGCTGTTGTATCATCTGCCTTGCGCGCTTTTTCCTCGCGCTCCTTTCTTTGGATTTCCTCGGTAACTGGATTACTAGCCAGCAAAGGCTTGCGCCAAGGGTGTTCAGGAGCTGGCTTCGACGATGCCTTAATTTCAGTCTCGGCGTGATAATCACCTTCGCCCATGTCATAGCCGGTAATTTTCAGTTCACCATGATCACCTTCCGGCTCATCGGATTCCTGATCACTGCCCAGTGCATCCTCTAAAAACTCTTTGCCTTTGGCGATGGCTTCTTTACCCGCAGGAGTGACGTTGTACTGACCGTTGCCCTGGCGCTTTATAAAACCAGCGTCAATCAGTTGCACCGCAAGTTCTTTCCAGTCGGAATACGCCATTACCGGATAGCTCTCATCAAGTACTTCTATAATTGCCCGTAGGCCGCAGGGCTGTACCTCCTGCAATGTCTTTAAAAAATCGAGTTTCATTGTTCTGCCTCGTTGTTTTGGTTCAATGTTTGGCTGCTCATCAGTGCCTGGCCGCCACGCCTGACAGACGCCCCGAAGGGCGTTTCGCTAGACTTTGGTAAAATCGACGGAGATAGGCTTGTAATCACCCGCACTGTCACGCTCGTAAAAGCGCATGTACTCTTTGCTGCCGACCACGTTGATGGCGTCAGAAATAGCGTCCATGGCTTTTTGCCAGCGCTCGTCCTCAATTTCATAACGACGCAGTGCCAGCACTTCGCGGGTGTTGATATTGCCTTCCTTGTCGGTCTCGAAGACACGCTCAACCAAGGTTTTAAGCTCGGAGCGGGCATCCTGTGACCAGTCCCGGACGCACTCTTTAATGAGTTTTTCCGCCACCTGTAATTCAGGGCCCAGGGTGATGCGGTCCTGGACAGCAACTGACAGCTTGTAACGACCATCAAATGAATAGATGGTCACGTTGCCTTTTTTGCCGCCCACTGTGGTTTGGTAGCGCTCGGCTATCATTTCCATGAAGGTGCCAAAGTCGTCGAATAACGCCTTTTTAAAGGCTTTTAAATCGCCGTTTTTCTCTTTGGCTTTGGTGACCATCTCGTTCACAAAGTCATCTTTTAAAATGTCCAGCTCGTGGATTTGGTCAATCGGAATCAGACGGCCTTTGGCGTCTTTTTTGTACTGTTCTTGTTGCATTGGTTTCCCCTAGTGCACTTGGTCAATGATGCGTTCGTTCAGCCAGCGCACAGCGCAGCCTTCGAACATTCCGGTACGGATTCTGACGAGCTCACCGCCGCCCCGGCGGATTGAGACTTCGGCAGGGCGCTGCGCAAAGCGCACGCCCTTGGGTGGTTCAATGGTGATCACCGGTTTGCTGGCCGAAATACACACATTGCACACGGTGATATTAAGCGCCTGAAGCTTTTCCACTGCCTGAATTGCGACGGCCCAGTTTTGTTGTTGTTTGGTCATGTCACTCACCTTTGTTTGCTGTTTTTAGGCGTGCTGCGAGGTTGTGTACTTCGCTCTCCAGCAACTGTATGTAAGTCAATTGCGCGTCTTTGCTGCTGTCTTCCTGGCTGGTCGCCTGGGTCTTTAACAGGTGCAACGTGCGATGCGGGTTGTACTCCTGTGGCTCGTCGGTGCTGACGTACAGCGTGGGAATCACTTCACCGCCGAACTGTTGCTTCTGCTGGCTATGCGGACAGCCACTGCGACAGGCTTTGAAAAAACGCAGGTTCATCGGATTGCTACCGGGCTTTTTGCGCTGATTGCTAAAGCATTGCTGTGCCGGTATTTCACCGGCCACCGGGCACTCCACAGTACGGTTAAAGAACACGCCCTCAACGCGGGCTCTCATGCGGTCAAGGTTGCCGGGGTATTTACCGTTGACCAGTTGCGATACCGCTGCACGACTGGTCTCCATCATTTCAGCTACAGCGCCTAATCCTTGCTTGCTGACTTCGCGCTTTAACACGTCTATCCATTGCATGATTCAGCCTCCACTTTGCGCACTTCGCCGTTGTTGGGGTCGGAGCAGGTTTGCGGTGCCACGCGAGGGTAGTCAGGGCCCGTATTGCGTAGCAGGCGATAACGGGCATAACCGGCTACTTCGCCCGGACGGCCATTGTTGATTTTGCGCACATAGCCCCAGCGAATAAGCTCGTTCACGTAGCGTGAAACCAGCGCCATGCTGACATCTGCCGCGGCGCACACTTCGGGCTTGGTGAACGCCCGGCAAATGCGCAGGGTGTTCCAGATTTTCTGACGTGCCGGTAAGGCAAGGTCGATGGGTTTGCTGGTCACTTGAAAGACCTTTAAACGCTTTTTTAAACGGCCTTCAGTAAAGCCCACTTCTTCGACATAGCCTTTACGACGAAGGCGGTTAACCATGGTCTGCGCATGGGTGCGGGACACGTCCAGCTTGCGCATCACATCGTAGCGGGTGAACTGGCCGAGCTCGCGCATAACGGCTAACTGACACTCGGCGGTTACTGACAACTTTTTATGATCCATTGGATTATCCTTATTATCTTTAGCGCACGACAGCCATTAACGGCGTTGCAATAGGAACAGCGGCTCTTTGCCCCAACTGCGGCGGTCCACTGCGTCGAGCTTGTTTGCCATGGCAAAACGCTCAATCTTTTCCAGGGCAACAAGAATTTGACGCATGTCGCCACCGCTCTCATTGCAGATGTAGCTGAGCATGTCCTCCTTGATGTCCACATCAATTTCGAACAGCTCTTTAACCAGCATTTCCATGTCGTCTAGGTCGGCCGGCTGAAACTCGACCCACTCGGAGATGCGGTTAGACATTTGCTTGCGGTGCCTAATGCGCTTGGCGATTTTCTCCATGCCAATCATTACAATTGGCTCTTCGGTGCTGTCGTAGATGTCGCGGATGGTTTCCATGATGCGGTCGTTACTGACTGCATGATCGATTTCATCAATAAAGAGGCAGCAGCGATCCATAACAATGCGCTCAATCACTTGGTCAACCATGTTGGAAAGCGGTGGACGTGGTACCTCACCCATTTCCTGCAACACGCGCCCTAAGAATGAGCTGGGTGTGTCGGTGGCATAGCAGCGCACATAGATGCTACGGGTTTGGTTGAACATCCAGACAACGGTAGTGGTTTTACCGAAGCCAGAGGGGCCGTGAATCAATCCCAAGCCTGGGATAATTGATGACCGACTCTGCAAGTTACGTAACAGATTCATTGATTTGTTAACGTTTTTGACTGTAACCACTTTATGTTTCATAATTTAAGTCCTCTTTTGGGGTGGTAATTTACGAGCGCGCTAACCGTTTTTGGCTCGTTTAGCGTGCTCGTAGGTTGCGACTTGACGCCATGCTTTAACCTGCATTTCACCAACGTCACTCATCATGTAATCCTCAACTTTCATTTGCTCTTCTTCGGTTAAACCTTCCTCCAGCTCTTTGTAAATGAGCATTTGGATCAGGTCCGCCTCGGTACGGATGATTTTCTGGCGACGCTCGCGGATAGGCGCTTCCTGAGCGCTCAATTCCTCTTTCTCGCGCTGCTGCTCGGCAATCATTTCGCTGATGCTTTTAGCCTCGACGGTGTCTTTAAATTCAGAGGTTTGCGCTGAGCGTTTAATAGCCGCTTCAATATCGCCAAATGGGTTGGCAGCCTGAACGGGCGCTCTTTCAAAGCCAGTAACGTTTTGCTTGGCTTGTTTAGCAGCTTCAAGAGGGGCTTTATGCAGGTTTTGAATATCAAACGACCTAGCCTTGGAGTTATGCTCCCTGAGCAATCCGCGCAGCTTGCGCTGTCCTTCGGCGCGCGCCTTTTGGAATGGGGCGCGGTCAATTTCATTGCCGACCAACTCTTTGTCGTATGCAACGATGACCTGGCCGGTACCATCCGTTCCTTTAGGTGTACAAAAAACGCGACCTAAGTTCTCAGGGTCGTAATGAACATCCACTTCGAGATAAGCGGTGGTCGGATCTTGGAATTCCTCAGCGGCATATTCACGGTTGTTCAGCTTAATAGCGCCGCGAGTGACTGACCGCGAACCGGCGTAATTCATACAAACCACAAGCTGACGCTCGTCTACAACACGCTTCTGATAGCGAGACTCACGGTAAACCTGGTTAGGCGTCTTTTTATTCAGGCCGGAATGAGGCTTGTCGTGGTACATATCGACCCACTGATTGATGATCTCCTGAAGCTCATAAGACGTCAGGCTGCTTTCAATAATCTCTCCGCCGTTGCGTTTCTTAGCTGCCAGGCGCTGCGCAAAACTCTTAACCGCCTCAATGCGTTTTCGCTCTGCAACGTTGTGGCCACAAAACTCAGCCATCCATTCCAGGATGGAATGGTTTAACGTTCTGAAAGCCCTCTCGATGAACGATTTTTCCCAACCGGAGTAGGCATTACTGATGGTTTGCTCGACCTGGAGTCGCTTTAACGCCATTTTTACTGCGTTACTTTTGTAATCAGCACCTTGGTCTGTTTTTACGCAGCCGCCATCATTCGGCAATCCCCAGTCCATAATCATGTGTTTAAGCAGTGTTAAAATGCTTTCAGAGTTGCTCTGAGGCGCAACAATGACTTTTAATCGGCGCGTATAAACATCAATCCCCGCAACTAGGTGGAAGCGACCATCCTGTAAAATAACGTCAGCTGGGGTGCTGTCTAATTGCCACAAATCGTTAGGATAGCGACCGGTATCATCGCGGCTGAATAACGGGCGGATATAATTGTTGTATCCATCAGGATCTGTGCTCAGTGCAATTAAAGCGCGGTTATTCTCAACCCACGACTTAACATAACGGCGGATGGATGAAGGGCTTGGAACATGCCAATCACGCCCTTCGGTCACTTTTTTGGACGCGATAAGCTGACGTATTTGTTCAGCCTTCGTTGTCAGGCTTGGGCGCTTTAATATCAAGCCTTGAACAAAATCAGCCAGCTCTGGCTGATTGGCGATTTTGTTCTGTTTCCGCTTACGATACTGACCGGTAAGACCGACAAAGCCTTTGTCCTTATAATCCTTTTCCCAGCGATAAAGCGTGGTATAGCTTATGCGGCGCTTAGTTTTTAGCGTATCGGCATTTACTTCGACTTCACCACGATTGTATGCCTTGGCAAAGCTCTCGTGAGCCAGCCGGCCTGAGCCGTGCCCTTGTGAATACAGTGACCAGTGGAACAGAATGTCACTAGCGGCTTTACCACGTGCGATAGCAGCGTCGCTCAAGCCTTCGAAAATCGTCCGGTACTCTTCCGAACTCTTGGTTTGAAGATAATGCGCTTTTACCGTCTCAAGCGTTTCAGCATCGAGAGAGTGCACTAAAATGAACCGTTTTGGTTTTCCGCTACCAACCTTTTTAGGCTCTGTTTCAGCCCAGCCAAGCCGTTCTTTTAAACGGTAAACCGTCCGCTCTTGCTTGCCGATAATGTCGGCCAGTTCAGCTGCGGAAATTTCGTCAGGAATTAAGGATTGCTCAAGCGTCATGACGGCTCTCCTTGTCGCTTATCTGAAGCTTCTGTACTATGCTTCGGTTTGAATGATTTCGACGTCGGCCATCCACGATGCTTTTTGATCGGATTGTTATTCTCGTCATAACGAGAAGGCCATATATCCCAAGGCTTCATACCTAAAGCCTCAGCTATTATTTCTTGGGCTTTTGGATAACGACGCCGGAAAGCACGACCAACGACATTGGGTGAGAACCCGTGTTTTTTTGATAACTGGCGTAACGTCCAGCCTGCTTTTTCCAATGCACACTTGATGTCAGCAGGGTGCATGTCGGAAGCAGGACCAGGTGCCATCCTGGTTTTTTTGCGGCTTTCTTGTGTGTTCATAAAGCCATGATGATAAATAAAGTTACTATTTACAATAGTGACTACCAT